ATTTGGAATCCGCTCTACATTGTGGAGGACGCTACCGGAGTGGGCGAGGGGTTGTGGGGGATGTTGTTCAAAAAATATCCAACCAAGACGCTTGGCGTGAAGTTCACGCAGATGAAGAAATCTGAGATCGGTTGGGCATATATGGGGATCATTAATACAGGCAGGTTTCACGATTGCGCGACGTCGCCGGAAGTGCAGATGCAGTATGACAAATGTCAATCTGAAGTTTTGCCTGGTCCTGGGAAGATCCTGCGGTGGGGAGTCAAGGATGGCACGCGGGGCGCTGACCGTCAGTTGGTGCATGACGATTGGATATTAGCAGACGCGCTTATCACTGAACTTGATGGTCTGGAATGGTATGCAGCTTCCGAAGAGACGGTCAGTATTCAAGGGATCGATCCCTTGGATGCAATGGACGGTCACTATGGCTAGAGGCGGACGACGAGTTGTTCCGATTCGCAAATTTTCAGATGTTGTATTCCGCTATGTGAAGGCAGAGCCGACACATCATCCTCGCGGCACGAAATGGGCTTCTTGCGATACTGGATATAAACCGCCGAAGTTCACAAAGTTCGATGGAACTACGCCTATTTTCAATGATTCGTTTAGGACGCCAAACCCGTATGTGTTTGTGAGATTTCCTTCACACAATAGTCCCTGTATTTTCAGCAAATCAAAAAAGTGATAGAGGACACGATGGCAAAAAGAAAAACTATTAAGGAATTGGAATCTGAAATACAACAACTAAATGACGCTCTCGCTTATAACGAGACGGATCCTTTTTTCTTCGCGCAATTGAACATGCGCGGGATCTATCAATCCCGCGAAAATTGGGACCGTGAAAAGATACTTGAGGAATGTCTGCGCGCCTGGCGCGTTAATCCCCTGGCGAGGCGTATCGTAAAGATGACCACATCGTTTGTGATTGGGAAGGGGGTTGAGATATATTGCGACGACGAATATACAAACGATTTTCTTCAAAAGTGGTGGACTGACCGGCAGAATAATTTTACGAAGAATTTCAAGCGTTGGATGGATGAGCAGACACGCTCTGGTAATCATTTCTTTTTGTGGACAGTTGTGCCATCGACTGGAATGAGTTATGTCCGCGCTGTGCCATCCGACATGATAAAGGAGATCAAGACGGCAAAGAACGATGTTGAACAGGAGTTGAAATATGTTCCGCAAGATCGCGAACTTTCTGCCTGGGTTGCTTATGACGCAATGAAAAAGCAGAATAACTTTATGACCCATGAGGCTGTTAACCAGCCGATAGGCAATGCCTGGGGCGAGCCTGATCTTGGTCCTATACTTCCGTGGCTTGGCAGATACGCGACGTGGCTTGAGGATCGTGTGCGTTTGAATCACTTCCGCTCGGCGATGATGTATATCTTGAAGATGAAGGGGACGCAGAGCGATGTTATAAAGAAAAAACGCGCGGCAGAGATGAATGCCAATCCGATACGACCGGGGACTGTGTTTGTGCAGGATGAAACCGAGGATTTGGGCATCCTGTCTGCCACATTGGACGCTTTCGATGCGAGCATTGACGGGGAAACAGTTAAGAAGATGATCGCGGTGGGCACTCCATTTCCTCTGCATTACCTGGCTGAACCGGAGAGCGCAACGCGCACGACGGCAGAGGCGGCTGGCACGCCGACCTTCCGCTCTTTACAGGATATTCAGGACGATTTTTTCTACATGCTTAAAGACATGGCTGGGATCGCGCTTGAAATACGGTCGCGTTTCGATAAGAAAATAAATCTTGATTCAGTTGTCACTGTTCAGGGCGCGGACATTACAGAGCGAGATAATTCGCTTCTGGCTCTCGCTCTCAATCGTGTCTCGCCGACTATTTTTGAATTATTTGATAGGGAAGCTATTGACTCTAAGGAAATGCTTAGAGTGCTTTATCGCTTCATCGCTGAGGTCTTTACAGGCAAAGGCGATAAAGCCAAGCGTAGACCGTTGACTAAACCAGGCGACGCATCAAGTGTGGAGCCTGCGCCGACTGAACCCGAAGATATACCAGAAGAGGAGTAGATCATGACCAAGAAAACAAATCCCATGCCTGTGTTGTATGGCGAAGCTGTCCTTGCATTGAAGCCGGAATTGCCACACTCGCGCGCTGAGATGCTGGCGAAGATCGAGAGTGGCGAGCTTGAATTTCTGGATGTCCCTGCGACCGTGTTCAGGACCGGGCGCAATTCCAATTTCGTCGTTTTCAATGATGATGAACTGCCTGCGTTTGCGTCTTCGTTCAAAGGTGTTCCGTTCTTGGAAAATCACGAACAACGCGATATAGGCGCAAGGCTTGGGACTGTGGATGCTGCTAGTATGGAGGGCGACCCTTCGACGGGCTCAGGGCAAGCCTTTGTTCAGACTCTTCGAATTACTACGCGTGATGGGATGACCAAGTATGTGGAAGGTCAGATAGACCGCTTTTCAATTGGCTGGTATTACAAAGATATTCTTTGCACTGTTTGTAATCTGTCCTGGTCTGGTTGTCCACACTTTCCCGGAAGGGAATACGACACACCGAACGGCAAGATGACTTGTGAACTTCTCTTTACCCGTCCGCGCGGTAAAGAGACTTCCGCTGTCAATGCTCCGGCTGTCGAGGGAACTGGACTGCTTGAAGTGTTGGAAGCGTATAAAAATGCCCTGGCAGAACACCAGGATGATTCCAAAATCATAAGCGGGGCTTCGCCCGCTTTGATCGGCGGCGCAAAGGCGTCGTCCAAACCTAAGACCACTAAAGGAGGTCGCATGTCAAAGAAACTTACCCAGGGCGAAGTCCTCGCTGAAAACGAAGATGGCGAAGAATTAACCCCGCTCGAACAGCAATTGGAAGCTAATCGTATAGCTTCGGAATCTTTGCTGGGAGCACAGCAACGACAGGACGCGCTTAATGCGCAACTGGAAAAAGGTAATGCATTATTGGTTGCCCAATGTCAAAACCTGCTGACAACCGGCTTGCAGAACAGCCGCTTGCCGAAGGTCACGCAGGATCGTATCGAACGCTCGTTCAAGGGGCGAGTGTTCGAGCCTTCCGAACTTGCGGAAGCCATTGATGAAGCGCGTAAAGAGATTGAGCAACTGACCGCGCCAGGACTTATTCAAGGACCTGGGCGTTTGAGTCAGATGTTTAACTCGAACGATCAAGTGCAAGCCGCGCTTGACGACCTGCTCGGCGCTCCGCGTGAAGAAGGTATGGAGTCGCTTAAAGTCCATAAGATGCGCTCGATCCGCCAGGCATATCTCGATATGACCGGCGACTTCGATTTTGTTGGCGGGTTCTTTGGCGAACAAGCGCAACTTGCATCTTCGTTCCCGGGGATCGTTGTCAACGCCATGAACAAGATTTTAGTTAAGGCGTGGGCGAAGTATGGCGAGGCTGGTTATAACTGGTGGGAAGAGATTGTCACTGTTGAGCACTCTGACAACGTGCAAGACATTGACTGGATCATCACCGGCACGATTGGTTCCCTGCCGACGGTGGCGAAGAACGGCGAATATACCGAACTGCCGATTGGCGACAACAAAGAGCGCACGTCCTGGACGAAGTACGGCGGATATGTTGGTATCTCATTGGAGGACTTAATCAACGATAATATTCGCGCGTTCAAAAAGATGCCGGATGAAGTCGCTCTCGGCGCGCTCCGCAATATTTCAGAAGTTGTTGCGGCGCTCTTTACTCAAAACAGCGCGGCGGGACCAACCATGGCGGATGGCGGCGCGTTGTTCAATTCAACCGCTGTCACCACGGAGGGCGGTCATAAAAATCTTTTGACGACTGCCCTGGGCACCGACTTCACAGCTTGGGAAGCCGCCGCTGCCGCCATCTACGATCAGCCTATGCACGTTGCGGATGAAGCTCCGCATTTCGGAACAGGTAAGAAGCAAGCGCTCGATCCTAAGTTTATTCTTGTTCCGCGCGCTTTGCGCGGACAGGCAAATAACCTGTTCGTCCAGCGTCAACCGTCCGTTACCACGAACTCGGATTGGTATGGCGCAGTGAAGGTAAAGACTGTGCCCGAATGGACAGACGCGAACGATTGGGCGTCTGTTGTCGATCCTCTCTTGCTGAATGGGATTATGCTTGGCGAAATCTTCGGTGTGAAGCCGCAGATTTTCGTGGCTGGCGGCGAGCAGTCGCCCGCTATGTTCTCGAATGATGAGAGTCGGATCAAAGTGCGTCAGTTCTTGAATGTGGGCGTCGCCAACTGGCGCGCGCTGCACAAGAATAATGTTACTTAGTTTTATTGACCTCTCCCGCATTCAGCGGGAGGGGAATTAGTCCAATCCATAAGGAGTAAACATCATGGAAATCTTAGTTTCAATAATTCTTCTCGTTTTCGCAGGAGGCTTGGTTTTCTATAGTCTTTTGCCGATGTCTATCAGTCTGAGCACCGCTGCCGACGCCGAAAGGATCCTTGCGAACCTTCGTCGTAAGTGGAAGCGGATTACGCGCTACGGCACTGAACTTGGAGGCTATGTTCACGATACGTCGATTCATGTTTGGATTTCGTTCACACAATTTGCACATAGCGCGGGCACATGGACGGCTACTGTCGCGAGTAATGTTTGGTATGCGCGCCGGACTGCCGCTGACGCCTCCGCTACTACTTACATTCCATTGACTGGCTTATTTGCTTCTTCAGTTGACCTGAAAGGCGCGTATCTAAAATCGGTTGATGTTCATTTTCGAGTGGTGACCGCGGCGCTCGATGCGCTGGAGGCGCATTTGTATAAGGCTACACTCGGCGCGGATGGATCACTGCTTACTGTTGCAGAAGTGACCACAACTTATGATGCAGGGCATGACACTGCTCCCGAGCGTATCGATGTGGATGAGCATCTAATGACTTTGACACTGGACACGCCGGAATGGATCGATGGCGACGCGGAGATGCTCTTTGTCGAGATCGTCGCGGATGCCGCGGCGACGTCCCTGCTTGATTACTTCGGCGCAAATGTATCCCTGACTGTGAGGTTATAAGATGACAGTATCGCTTGGCACACTCGAAAAGTACGCGAAGACCAGGAAGACTACTGTTTTTGCGCACAAGATCGCTGATGACGGCAAGTCAGCTACGTTCGTGTTGGAGTCTGGTCAAAAGTTGACGATGACTGAAGACGAACTCAAAGCGGCAATTTCAAAAGACGCCGTAAAACTGGAGCAGGCAGAGGAAGATGCGCCTGCGTTGACCGCGAAAAAGAAGAAAGAGCTAGCCAAGCAGGATGCTCTTGTCGCGGATAAGTCTTTCAAAGACAAAATTGGTGTGACGGAAGGAAAATAAATCATGATCTTGAAATCTCGTAAGTTTTGGGCGGCTGTTGCCGCGATCGCGTTTGCCATCTTTGGTGAGAGAGTTGGTATTTCGCAAGATGTTCTTACAAATGCGATCTATATCCTGATCGCCTATATCACTGGTGTGGCGGTTGAGGATGGTCTCAAGGCTCGCTAGGATGCTTGTTCCCGCCAAAAAACAAGCTTAGAAACAAGCCTGCGGATGGAGTGGGGGTTTCTCTCTCACTCCATCCGCAGAAAGGCGTTTTATGTCCGATTCTCTAACTACCCTGATCTCTAAAGTTCAGGCGCTTCTTGGCGACGATGGCACGATCTTTACCACCGCCACGATCACGGCGGCGGCGCGTGAAGCGTTGTCTATATATAATGAGCATCTTCCGGTGTTTGCCGGCACGCTGATTACCGGCGTGACTGATCAATATGAGTATGAGTTGTCCGATGAAGATACGCGCGCGGTGGATATTTTGGATGTGCTTCTTCAGGGGGATAACTCAAATGAGTTGGATATATCCGTCACTTATGATTCGTACAACGAGGATGAGCGCGTTTGGTTCCGCCTACGCTCGCCGGTCACGTCATCTGACACGCTGATCGCGCGTTATACCATCCCTCAGACGATCAATGGTTTGGATGCGGAGGTGGAGAGCACAATTCCTGCCAGGCTCGATCCGTTGTTGGTCAAGGGGATTGCTGGCGAAGCTCTTCGTTCTCGGGCTTATGCCAGGGTTGAGAAGATCAATCTAAACAAAGCTGTCTCTGAAAACTATAAAGAACTTGCGCTTGCGTATAATGCAGAATTTTTGCAGGTTCTTGTATCTTTGGCAAACAAAAGAATGTCTGCGGTCGGCGAGCCAGATACAAGAACGTGGGCGGCATAAATGCCAAGAACATTAAATGCAACACTAAAAGCCGCGCTCGAATCAGGATCGTTCAACGCATATATACAACTTTTAGCAGGCGCGACCTACATTGACGTGTTCAAATACAAACTGACAGGAACAACACTAGACGCCGAAATACATCCATTCGTTTCAAACAACACCGTAAAACTAATACGAGGCGTAACGATTGCAGGAATTGACTACACACTTTCAACATCGCTATTCCATGTCGTTGAACGAAAAACGAACAGCTATAAAGGAACAACTTTTCAAAGCTCTATAAAAGCCCAATTATTCCCGAAAGAATATATCAGCATCGCGGGGGACGACACGTATGAGAATGTAATAACCGCCTTTTGCGATGCGTTTTCTAAAACAGCGGTATTCGATCAACCAAGCGCGGACTTATGGCAATATCAATTCTTTCCAACTGGAAAAAACTACACTACCAACAACGCCATATCCTTTCTGAACTTGCTAAAACAGAAATTCTTCATCTTTGCTTGTGATAATGGAAACGAAGAAGTCTTATTCTTTCAGGCAATGGCGGACAGAAGCGCAGACTCACAATACAATATATGGATGACGCAACCCGACCCGATGGACTTGGAGGCAAACGACATTGTAGCAAATACCTTTTTTATCGTACCAACTCAACCAAGTTCCCAATTACGATCATACATTGCTCGCGATGAAAACAACAGTATAAGAAACGGAGGGACAGCAGGAAATATCTTACACAATCTTGGATACCTAGAATCTACAGATGCATTTCCCGCCCTCTCATCTGCCACC